CCTCACACCCTGCGTGCTCGGTGTGGTGCCCCCGTACCAGACACTGCACCGTCGCAAATTTGATGTCCTCGAAGTCGCCGTACGTCCACGACGGCTCTTCCCCGCCGGTCGTCACGCAGGCGACGATCTTGTCGTCCATGCCTTCGCGCAGCGGACCCGCCACGACCGTGACGCCAAGCCCTGCATTGGACCGCAGGAAGTCGGCGACCTTCTCGTTGTGGCGCGTCGTCGGCATCACTCGTCCTCGCTGCTGCCAGCCGGAGACGCCCCGCGCTCTTTGGCGGCTTTGCTGGCTGTCGGATTCGGGCGTGTCGGATAGCTTTGCCCGAGGTCCATGTCGCCGGGTGTCAATTTCGTACCCGTTTCCATGAACACGACGACTGCCTTGGCGATCTGCTTGGGCATCTTGTGCTTGCGTAGATTCAGCGCCTTCTTGAGAAACTTCGCCTCGCCGACCTCGTGATACGCTGACGTGTCCTCGTGGACTCGCTCGGCGTAGTCCGTTCCGTACCCGAGCACGACTTCCATGCCACCGAAGGCTTGCTGTTGCGGGCGGGAGACGAACGCCGAGGCGCGAAGCCTGCCCGTGTCGACCGGCGTCAATTTCTTCGCCTGCGTCATCACGCCAACCGCCCGTTCGTACAGCGCCGCGCTGAAGGTTTCGGGCGCGTTACGCCGGTATTTCTTCAGCCTCCGCTTGATCTCACGCGGTCCCTCAAACTTAATTTTGGTCAGCACATCTTTCGCCATTACAGCTCCGCCGTGCTGACAGTCACGCCAAGCGTCGTCGACGTCCCGACCGCCTCGGGGTTAGCGGACTCCGTAACGTCTGTCTCGTCTGTGCCTTCAACCCACACCGCGTCCGTCGACTCGAACTCCCACTCGTCGGTCGACAACTTCGCCGCTACGTCGACGACATTGCCGTCGCCGTCACGGGTGACGTCGGCGCCCTGGTTGTACCGCACGCCGATTTGCTCGGGCGTCCCAAACGAGGGGTCGCCGTTGCTGTCGCGTCCGGTCAGCCGGGCGACGTAAGCGGTGGCGTCTTTGAGTGCGGCAAAGTGGCTCATGTCAGCGCCCCCGCGTACTGGTCGGCCGCGGAGGCGAATTGCGTCGGCACTCGCCGCCCGCGGACCGCGACAAAATCAATCGAGCCGTCATCCATCGAGATCGACGACACTGCGGGATTCTGTCCGCGCATCGACTCACGCATCACCACAAACGCGATCACTGCCTGCTCGATGTGCCACGGGAGCGTGCGGTCCATGCCTGTATCGGTCGCATCCTTCGGCGTCACATACCCGCCGTCGTAGTCGACCACATACAACGGCTGCTCGGAGCCGGGCTGTGTCTTCTGGACGGTCCCAGCCTGATGAAGCGCGGTCGACGGCCAGATGCCGTTGATCTTGCGGACCTCGCCGGACTCCGGCTTGACGACCTCGTAGTCGTCGGCGTCCACCGTGTCGGTAAAGTCTCCGTTGTCCCACGTCACCGAATTGACGGTGTCGATGGGAAGGTGATCCTCAACGATCAACTCGGCGGTTCCATAGGCGCGCGCCCGCTCGGTGTATCCGCTGACGTAGTGCCACGACCGCCCGGTCCAGTCCTCGAAGAGGTCGGACGCCGCATTGATGTAGCGGGTGATCCGGTCGTCATCCGCCGTCGTCGCGCCCTTGGTGTACCCCGGCAACTCGCCAGCGATGGCGTCGAGGTCAGTCAGCGCGTTGTCGGCGAGGTCCGTCACTCGCTCTCCTCGTCGGTGTCATTGTCGCCCGCATCAAGCGGCTCGGCATACGGGCCTTTGCCGTCTCCACTCTCCGAGCACAGGGCATCAGCGACGCCATCGGTCAGCGTCGCCACCTGCCCCGGCTTGTAACGGTCATATTTTCGCTTGAAGCGTACCGCCTTCATCATCAACTCGCGTCAAAAGTTACAGTGGTCAGCTCGGGGTCGACACGCTGCGAGAAGGCGTCGGACTCGACGTAGACGTCCTGGTCGGACGCGCCGCCCTGGTCGGTCAGCGTGACGACCGCCTTGCCGTTGCTGTCGGTGTCGAGAATCAGCGCGGCTTCATTGAGATCCGACGTCGCCGTGCCGGTGCCGACCGCGGTGAAGCGAAACGCCGTATTGGCGGCGGGCAGAGCGTCGGCGTCGTAGCACTCCAGGCGCAGCGTGTGCTGCTCCGAGACGTCCGTCGACCCGTCCGCATCGACGACCTGAATAGTCAGGTCGATGTCATCGGCTGACTCAGCCCCGACGGTGATCGACAACTCGCGTTGGTCGTACGAGTCGACCAGATCCTGGACGACATTGGCGATTGCCTGCCGGTCGGGTTCGGGATCGTTCTTGTAGTTGCTGATATCCGTCGACATCTGCGACTGCGTATTAGCGGCCATCGCTTACCTCCTTGTAGGCGCTCCAGTGGTCGGCCAGAAATTGAGTGAGATCGTCGGTCGATTGGCTGGCAGGATCCGCGCCGACCGCCTCCGCAACATCCGCTGCCAGCCCGTACAGGCCCGCCCCGCCGTCACGGTACGGCAGGGTTGACAACTCATCGCGCTTGTCGCTGGCCGACGGCTCGGCCATCGCGTCCAGCGCCTCGCGCGTCTCGGGGTCGGACTTGCTTGCGGACTGCTCGTCGGTCGTCACGTATTCGGCAATTCCGCGCTCCACAAGCTCCTCCTCGGTCGGGGCGTACGGCCCGGAGATACCCGGACCGACGGCCCCTGTATCTCCGGGCTGCCAGCCCTGCCACGATTTTACAAATCGGATCGTCACGGCTTACCTCACAGTTCCTGCGAGTTTTTCGACCCGGTGAAGACGATCGCGGCAATCACATCGATGCTGGAGCCGACGGTCTGGTCGCCGCTGGCGTAGTCCAGCCGGATGTATTGCTTCGTGTCGTCCTGGTCGACGTTGACCACCACGGAATCCGACGCGTCGTTCAGCGTCGAGATGTCCGTTTTGTAGTCCGACCACGAGGAGTCGTCGGCCGACTCCTGCAGGTCGATGTCGACCACATCGCTGGACGACCCGTTGCGGGTCCAGATCTTCAACATCGACCCCTGCGGCATCTCCAGCGACTGGAGGTCGATCGACGAGGATTGGGCGTCCCCGCCCCCGTAGTCCTTCTGGTAGTCGAACAGCTTGAAGCCATCGAGTGCGGCGTCTGCGTCTTCGAATCGAGCCATCGTCTTACTCCGTCGTCAGAAGTCAGGTCATCAGGTCAAAGTGGATGCCCCCCGGCACCCTTCAGATCAGAAGGCATCGCTGTGCCAGTCGACTTTCTCCAGCACCGACGCGCCCACGTCGTGACGAAGCCCGGCGTCCATGCGGGCGCACAGCTCGACGGCCATCTCGCCGCGGTCGGCCAGATTGCGCGCCTGCCCGCTGGCGTCGGTCACCGTCGCCTGGTCGTACTCGCGGACCTCCACGTCGGTGGAGTCGGCGATCACGTACTGGCTGGCCTCGATGTAGTAGGCCTCGGTGGAGTCCGAGTTCGGGTCCTGCGTCGTCGGGATCTGGTTGGTGACCCGCGCCGGAGCCCCGTGCAACTCGCCCTCGCGCGCCATCATCGCCAGCGAGGAGAGGTTGCCGTCGCCGTCGTGCTGGACCTTCAGGCTGTTCATCACCGTCTCGGGCAGGACGTAGCTGGGTCGCAGCCGCGGAACCTTTCCGGCGGAGTGGACCTTGTCTTGCATCTTGACGAGGTCGCGGGAAATTTCCTCGACCGTCGACTCCGAGCCGTCCTGCGTGCGGTCGAATTTGTTGCTGGAGTTGACGAGGTTGAGAATCCCGGTCGGCTCGTTCTGGCTGCCCGGCGAGCGCAGAAGCACCGATTCCTCTTTGGTGCCCGCCACGCTTCGCATCTCGTCGCGAATCATGCCCAACGCCCCGGCGGGGGCGTTTCGCACGAAACGACGCGACTGAATGACACGGATGACCAGTTCGTTCTCCGAGAAGCGAAGCACCCCGGTGTCCAGACTTGAGCTGTCGACCGTCCCGCCTTCCCCGCGGAAGTGGGCGGTCACCGTCCCGGTGATCTTGGATTGGATCAGCTCGCTCGTCAGTTCCATCGTGACCGGGTCGATGTCCCGCACGGCGGTCGCGCCGTGCAAAAAGCCGATCAGGTCACCGGCGAACTCGGGCGGAATCAGCGCGCCGCCCTGGCTGAAGTCGGTGTCCTGCAAGTTCTTGTCGACGACCCGCTCGACCTGCTTCGACCCGTTGCGCTTGGCCTCCGACCGGATGTAGCCCCAGTCGAGACCGCCGCGCTCTTCGAAGCTGCGGAAGCAGTAGAACATCATATCGGCGGCGAGCTTCCCGCTGCCGATTTTGTGTCCGTTGTAGTGGCCCTTTTGGACCAGCCAGTGGTCGGACAGCCGCTTCTCAACGGGCTCGTCGAAGACCTTGTTTCCGGTCTCGTCGCCCAGCCCGCTCATCAGAGCGATCCGCTCTTGGGTCGACCCGCCCTTCTTGGCGTCCTGCTTCTTTTTGAGGGCCTTGTCGAGCGCGTCGTTGACGCGCCCCTCCAGCTCCCCGTCCAGCGCCTTGGCCGCCTCGCGGGCCGCCTCCGACGCTTCGTCATCGGGCTCTTTGAAAATGGACGTCACCGCGTCACAGGCCGCCTCTTCCGCCATCTCGGCGGCGCGCTCCTGAGCCTTGGCGTCGACCATCTCGTCGAATTCCTCTTGCGTTACTTTTGTCATGGTCACTCCGCAATCTCGAAAACTGAACTTTCGTCATCGTCACCGGCGCCGCCGCCGTCTGCGTCCTGAGAGAACGCAAGCTCTATGATCTGATCTTCGTCGTTCTCGCCGCCTCCATTGTCATCCTGCCATGCAAGCTCGACGACGCCCTTGCCCTCGATGCCCAGCGCCTCACGCTGCATATCCTGCCAGTCGTCGAAGCTCTCTTCGGCATTCCACGGGGCGATAATCGAGTCGTCGTCGAACGCATCGCGCATCTTGGCGTAATACTGCGTGACGTGCCCCCGGACCGCGTCCGCGTCCTCGCCGGGAATGTCCACCCCGCCGCGTGCGCCCTCCAGAGCTGCCGCAATCGCAAAGATTGCACGCGGCACCGCCACATGGTCGCCGTCGATGATGTCGCCGTAGGGCAGTTTGTAGGCTCCGAAATTCTCCCCCGACTTGGCGTCCCACCACATGAAATTCTGCCAGTAGTCGTCCGACGGCTCGTCCTCGGAGCCGGTAAACTCGCGCCACCGACCGACCGCCGCCGCCCCGTCCCATTCACGGTCGCGGGCCGCCAGCGGGAGATCCTGAAAGTCCGTCGCCGCCTTCTCGACGATGCCGCTATCGGGGGCATCCCGCCCCTCCATCTCGCCGCCGCCGTCGTCGCCCCCGGCGCCCATCGCCTCCATGATCGTGCGATTGCGGCGCATGTCCTGACGGACCAACTGACGCATCTGTCGGCTGACCGCCCCCTCGCTGACCGGCTGGTCGGACTTGACCAGATCCTTCATCGCCCCGAGCGCATTGTCCTTGGCCTGCAAAAGCCCGCGCACCTCACGGCGCACCCCGGCACCAGGCATCTTGACGTCGGGGTCGACGGACTTGTCGTCCTCATCCATCCCGTCGGTCTCCACCTCTTCCATCGCTTCGGTCACGATGGTGTCGACGTCGATGCCCTCGTCGGCGGCCATCTCCAGGGCTGCGCGGACGATGCGCTTGACTCGCTCGATATTCGCTTTGCTGAGCGTGCGCCCGGCTTTGTCCTCGCTGTCAGGCGCGCTCTCTTCGGCGGCCTTCGACCATGCATCCGCCGCCTTCTGGAAAGCGTCCTGCATCCCCTTGGGTCCGGCGGATCGATTCGATCCGACGGTCAGCACCGACAGCTCCAGCATCTCCCAGTCGGTGAACCGAAAGCCGCCCTCGGGGCGCTTCTCAACACCGCCCTCCAGTGGGCGAAACCCGATCGAAGCCGACCCATCGAAGCCCTGCTTGAGCGACCGAAATACGTGGTCGGCGAGCATGGCGTGGGGGTCGCCCTCGGCGAAATTGGACGGGTCCTTGAACTTTGAGTCGACGAAAATGCGCCCGCTTTTGCGCCCGACCTTGACCGGCTTGGCGATTGACGGGATCGTTTTGTTGTGCGCCCAAAGCACCGACCCCTTATCGCGGAACCACCCCAGCCGACCGCCCTCCGGCTCGATGATATCGCCGTCCCGGTCCTCGGTCGCGTCGGATGCAATGATCCGAACTACGCGATCCTCAGGGTCGCCGACGATCTTGGTCTCGACGTCGACCTCTTTGGTCCGCTCATCTGTCGGCGCGTCACTCACTCAGTACCTCCTCGAGCCCGACCCCGATGCGCTCTTCCATGACCGGCGAGGCTTGCTCGACGATCTGGCGGCGCAAAAGGTCGGTAAACAGTTCGGCGAATTTGTCCTCAGATTCTGACAGTCGGTCATCGAATTGCTTCCAGACCGCCCGGCGGTCATACGAGCGGTCCGGCACCCGCGCCCCGGTCGTGCAGCGACACTGAATGTCATCGACACCTCGCCCGAAATCACCGGGGTACTTTGCTTCCGCGCCGGTCTCCGGCGAGGTGAATTTCTCGTCCATCCCGACGACCGTCCCGTCCAGCGTCGAGTGGTGGTCGCGGGTGCGGGTATCCGGCGTGGCGATCCATTCCCGCTCGGTAACAACGCCCGAGGTTTTGTGAGCCTGGTAGGTGCCGAAATTCGACGCCCGAAGCATCTCGGTGCGCGCGATGACCTCACCGCGATTCGGGATGATGTCCGTCACATACGCGCCGACTGACTCGGCAATCGCACGCGGGTTCTTGCCGCGCTCAAAGCCGTCCATGATGACGTCGTTGATGTCCGCCTGTGTCGTCTCATTGATCCCGACGATCCGGTCGCCGCCATACTTGTCGACGTGCTCGCGGATCTGCGGACTCATTACGGCGAAATTTGGCTGGACGCCAAGGTTGTTGGAGGCCTGCGTCGCGAAGGTCTCGACCTCTTCGCGGTACTCCTCCTCGCTGCCGGTGCGCACGAACTCAGGGTCCAGCGCATCGGCGACCGCCGCCGCATCCTCTTCGGGCTGCTTGCCGATGATCTCAAAAGCACCCATCAGCCGCCCCCTTCGAGGTAGTGGTCGCGCTGGTTGTCCCACAGGTCGTCTTTGAGATGGTCGATGGGTCCGGGCTCGCCGACCTCGACGGGAAAGTCGATGACGTCCGCCCCCTTGTCGACCAGCTCCGCCTCGTCGGTCAAATCCGGCAGGGCGCTGACCGCCTTGCCCTCGACGACAAGGTCGCCCGCGTCGACCGGCTGCAGCTTCGTCTCCGGCGGACGCAGGTAGGCGTCGCCGTCTTCGCGGGGCGGGTGGTCGGATAGCTCGCGCCACTCGTTGACCGTGTAGGCTTCGGGGCGCTCCGACATCACATCCAGCCTGTGGTCACGCTTCGAGGGCGTTGGGTCCTCGAAATCAAGCCCGACGTCTTGGGCGTCCAGAAGCGGCTTCAGTTTGGCGACCCATTCCTGACGCTGCATCCGCAGCCGCGGCAGCGTGTTGTATTGTGCCATATGCTCGCGGGCCATCTAGGCCTTGGCGAGATTCTGCGATTCCGTCTGCCCGACGACCGCAGGCGGGATGTTGTAGACGCGCCGGATGACGTCGCTGAGGAACTGGCGCAACTCGGTGACGTCCAGATGCTTAAAGTCGGTCGACAGCTGCTCGACGCTCAGCCCGTCGCCCATCATGTGCGCCATGAACTGGTGTGACTTGTGCCCGCCCCGGTGGCGCTGTTTGACCTTCTGCTCGAACTG